GCAAACCAGGTGCTATCAGCTTTACAAACATTGCTGTTCCTACACCTGTTGAAGTTGATCGTTCAGCTGCTTCCTACACTGGTGGTGGTTCTACCTCTATCTGGTATCGTTATGGCTTCGTTGCTCATCCAATGGGCTATGACTGGGCTGGCGCTACTAACGCATTCGCAACTAACGCTAACTATGCAACCGCTGGTTCATGGGCACGTAAGATGAATGCATTGAATTTGGGTATTCTGCCTATTCTCCACGCTTAATCCATTAGGAGGAACTGATGGCACTAGTCCTAGGTACAAACACATATGTAACTATGGTCGAAGCTGATGCATACTTTGATACTCGTATTGATGCGGGTGCATGGTTAAATGCGGATGACGATGACCAAGAGTCAGCATTAGTGACTGCAACTCTTCTACTTGATGAAAATCAATTTATTGGTGTTGCTGTCAGTTCCACACAGAGTCTTGCGTGGCCTCGTAAAGGGGCTTCAACTTTTGATCCCCGATTGGGACAACAGATTACGTATGGTGAATCAGAGATTCCAAAGAGAATGAAAACTGCTGTGCTAGAGATGGCACATCACTTATTGTCTAATGAAAACTTGTTAGATAACAAATCTCAAAACTTTGAGGAAATTTCAATTGGTACTATTACATTGAAAGATAGTAATAACGACACTACTAGAACACCTATGGTGCCTAGCCTTGTCAGGAAGTACTTAAAACCACTATTAGTTAATCAGGGTTCAGCCCAATGGTGGAGGGCAAATTAAATGTCTCTCAAATCAAAAGTGCAACAATCCGTAGATACTGCCTTTACTAAACTAAAGGATCTTTCGGTAACGGCTACTTTTGACAACAAGATCGTCAGTGGTTTTAATTTTACCACTGGTTCGATTACGAAAACAGATCAAGCATATACGACACAAGGGTTTCTTACCGCAAGTAAGAGCTATGAGTCTGGTATTCCTGTAACTACAACAACACTCACAATTAAGAATAATGCTACAATAAACTTTAGTAGATACTCTCGGGTAACTATTAATTCCGTTGAATACGGTTGTAACATTGTCTCTAAGGATGATTTCATTGTTGTACTTTCTTTAGCAGGAGTATAATATGAATATGTATAGTAATTTAAAGTCAGACATATATGGAGTATTCGGCTCAAGTGCATGGACAACTACGGGATATAAAGCATATCCTTCAAACTACAGTGGAGAGATAGACTCTACTGGTTCTTTTATTAGAATCAGTATTCTACCAGGAAACGGTACAGTAGAAACTCATGGGCTTAAGAAGAAATTCTCAGGTATGTTAATACTATCGATCTTTGTCAAGGCAGGTAATGGTGATTCGGAATTATTCACTATTGCTGATACCATAGATTCTTTGTTTCAAGGTAAGACTTTGACAAATGGAACCCAATTTGGCGCAAGCACGCTTATGCAGCTTGGCCCTGACCTCGCAGATAAATCACTTTATCGTGGGGACTATTCAATAAATTTTAAAGCTTATGGAGATTAAAACACATGGCACATATTACATCTATTGGCGCTGGTATTTATTCTGCTCTTGCAGTTAATACTACCGCTATCACTAACTCTACCTCTGCTGATACATTGTCAGAATTGGTAGCTCTCTTTGCTGATGACACCTCATTTAAGGAAATCAAGAACGTTCGTGAATTCCCACAAATCGGTACACCAGCTAACATCGTTAACGTACCAGTTTATGGTTCAGCAACTTCACAACAAATCCAGGGTCAGTCTGACTCTCCTAACCTCGAAATCACAATTAACTATGTGCCTTCCGAGTGGGATCCTACTACTGTAGGTGGTTTGGGTGGTAAAATTGGTGATGGTAAGCAATACGCTTTCCAATTCTCCTTGTTGAACGCTAAGCCTGCAAGTTTGGAAACAAATGCAGCTGGTTTGGGTGCTGGCGCTAACTCTAACTTCTACTTCGTTGGTAAGTTGGAAGCCTTGTTGGTCAGCCCACAGTTGACAGACGCTAACCAAGCAACTTTGACTTTGTCTGTACAAAGCCAGTTCTTCGGTCCTGCTACTGTAGCTGCGGTCTAAGAGTTAGGGGTCTAGTACCCCTTTTACCAGGGGACGCTAAAGAGAGAACTCTCCGAGGCTCCCCTAGGTATTTATAAGTATTATAAGGATAATTATGGTTAATGATGATAAACCACCATTCAGTAAAGCATTTGTAATGAAGACTACATTCCGTCATATGAGACGTAGTGTTGATATTAGTATTCGTAAATCATTTGAAAGGTTTCAAGACTTTGATAAAGATAGCGAAGTAGGAAAAGAGATTATGGAGACACTATCTGTGCTACATACAGTACGTAAAGTTCTAGATGATTTTCAAGAAAATAATAAACATCTATTCATTGATAATAAGTAAAAAGGAAAAATATGAAACATTTAGTTGGTAAAAAGATTAGTAAAAAAGTAGACTTCATGGGCGATAAAGTTGAGATTAAAAAGCTCACAGTCAAAGAAGTTCTAGATATCCAAGAGGCTACAAAGAATACCTCTGAGGATGATCAGGTTAACACGCTTCGTGTGATTATTCGTTCAGCTGTAGTTGGAGCTGATGAATTGTCAGATGAAGATATTGCGACATTTCCACTAGAAGAACTAACATCACTTTCAGCAGAGATTGTTAAGTATTCTGGTATGGTAGGGCCAGCCGAGGGAAACTAACCCCTGAAGAGCTGACTGTTTATGAATTGGCATATCACTTACATATGCCTGTTTACAAAATCCTAGATGAAATGCCTTATGAGGAATTTATAGGATGGAATCAGTTCTTCGCATCAAGACCTGTAGGATGGAGAGAAGACTACCGCACATCTTTGTTGCTTAGTGCACAGGGTGTTAAAAAGAAAGGTTCCGAAATTTTTGAATCATTAAAAACTTTAGAGAGAAAATCTAAATCAGCGATTACTCCTGGTTTCTTGAAACTTCTAAAAGAAGCAAATGGTGCAAAAGATTGGAATCCCACTATAGAATGAGGTAACTATGAGTTTAAGCTTAAAAGTAAATTTTGATAAAGAAATCAGAAGGATTGAAAAGGAAGCTGTTAAAATAGCTGAGGGTACTATCCAAGAAAGAACACGGTTTACTACTGAGGCATTAAAGTCAGTTACTCCTGTAGATACAGGTTATGCAGCTAGTAGGTGGAAATATGAAATGGTTAAAATAAACGGTGAACTTGTTGGTAAGATAGATAATGATGCGCCATACATTGGTATATTGAATACTGGTTATTCAAAGCAAGCACCACCATTTTTCATTGAACAAGTGCTACTTACTATTGGTGAAGTTTCGGCACCAGTAAATTTTAGCGAGAAATAAAATAATAGCCCTAAGATGGCCTCTAATACTGAGGATTCATTTTAGGGCTTTTTTATTATGGAGAACAAAATATGTCAGTAGAAATTAAAGTCACGGCAGACACGAGAAAGGCATCTGACGACATAAATAGGCTAAGAGGCTTATTGAAAAAAGTACAAGATGAAGCCATTAAGAATAACAAAAAGGCAAAGATATTAGATGTAGATATTGAGCAATCAAAGCTCACTAACTTAAATAAAACAGTACAAAGTTTAACATCTAAATTACAAAGAAATTCACAATATAAACTGTTTGATGCAAAAGCTTTAGAGGCTAGCGTTACTCAAACAGATCAAATAAATAAAAATCTTAGCAGTATTAATAACTCTGCTTTGAGAGTTGGTAATACCCTTAAGTCAGCTTTTGCCGTAGCGACAGTAGGTGTATTCGGAAGCTCTTTGTTAAAGACAGCTCAACAGTTTGATGGATTAAGAACTAGGTTGAATGTCGCAACAGGTTCAATCATAAGAGCACAAAAGGCTTTTTCTGACATCCAAAGATTTGCAGCAGAGACTAAATTTAGTGTAGATGCATTAACTGATTCCTATGCAAGACTAGCCAATACTGGTAGTGATTTATTAAACTCAAATACTAAGGTGTTAAATGGCTTAGAAGCTATTGCAAATGCTATTACTGCAGTTGGTGGTGGAGATTATGAGATCCAACGAGTAGCAGAAGCGTTTGCTCGTATGGCAGCTGAAGGTCGTGTTACATATGAACGCCTAGAGCCATTAACCACAGCAGGTATTAGCTTACAAAGGATTGCTGCAGCATCTGGAAAGTCCTGGTCTGAATGGACAAGAGTTATGGGTGAAGGCAACTTGACCTTTGATGAGGTTTATACCGCTTTCTATAAGCTCACAACAACCACTAAAGAATTTGGTGGACTTGCTAGAAAACAAACAAATAGCCTTTCTGGAGCGTTCTCAAATCTTGGAGACTCCATAAAGAACTTACAAGACATTGTTGTAAACAGCACTGGTTTAAAGAAAATTATTATTAGTGTTGTAAATTCAATTACATCAGGTATAAAATCAATAACTAACTTTATTGAATATGATTTAAATAGGTCAATAAGACAATTTAGATTGTTTATGTTAGATCTAGATATCGCACTGACTTCAGGTAGCAAATCTATATCAGACTTTATTAATAAAGCAAAAAGTTTAGATGTTAAGAGTTTCTTACCAGACTTAAGCAAGTACTCATTAAATTTAAACGACTATCTACCTAAACTGAATACTGTACAAGAAAAGATTGCAGACTTTGGTAAGTTTGTTATCAAAGTATTTTATAATATTTGGGATGTGATTGTAGGGAACTCTTATTGGCCAGATACAATCGAGGGTATTGCAGACTGGGCTAATAGACTTTATGGAATGGCTTCTCCAGGTATTGATAAGTTTGCTAACTATGCAAAAGATGTATTTGAGGATCTCAGGAATGTATTTAGCCTATGGCAAGATAAAATCTCAATAGAAATTGAATACATTCAAGATGTAGGTGCATTACAATATATCAAAGAATTATTTGAAGATATTCTTACTGCAGTAAAGAATTTAGGTAACTCAGGTTTAGAGGCTGCAGCTAAAATTATTGATTACTCTTTTGACTCAATTGGTAGAGGAATTAAGAGGCTCAGTGAATTCTCTAAGTCAGCCAGTGGAGAAGTATTTAATCAGTTTGCAGATGCAATGTCAAAGCTCCTAGGTGTCTTTATCCCTGGACTCAGGGAGATGCCACAGCTAGCAGCTAAACTTCAGGCTGCATTAGCTAAAATGGATGCATCTAAATTTGATGTATCTTTTAAAGAATTTAAATTAGACGTTCAACAAAAGTTTAATGCTATATCAACTAGGACTCTAGAAGAAAACTTAGCAATAACAGTTGAAAATACACTTGCATTATTAGACAAGGGCCTTGCTAATACAGAAACATTTAATAAAGGTTTTACTAGCATCGGTGAAACATTTGGTCGTATTATTCGTAGAGCTACGACAGATAACCTAAAGACTACATTCCAAGAAGATTTACAAGATATTATTATTGCAGCATTCTTAGTTGCTTTTAATCAAGGATTTAGACAAATTGCAGTTGCAACCTTGATATTTAAAATTGCATTTGGTGAAGACGCAAGCTTTGTTGATGGGCTAAATAGTATTAAAAAGCAAATTACCGACTTTGGCAATTCAATACTTAAAGGCTTAGGTATTGAAGGATTTATGCCTAGCTCTGGTGGATTTATTGTAGGTTTATTATTTGGTGCTGCAGCTTTAGGTATTGCTTCCGGAAAGATGATGGCTCTAGTTGGGGTTGTTAGTAAAGAACTTTTAAACTTCTTTATTCTGAAAAAGATTTTCGGAAATGACCAACAAGCAGCTGCAACCCCAGGAGCGCAAGCTGCTGGTAGTACTATGGGTAAAGCATTTAAAATTGGATTCTCTGCAGTTGCAGGTATTGCTGCTTTATTTATTGGCTCCCATTTGGCAGATGCTATTGCGGAATCACTTGGTGTTGAAAATACATTTTATCATTTAGGTCTTACTGCAGGTGCTGTCTTTTTGACAGGTTGGGTGATAACTGCTAGCGCTAGTGCCTTTGGTACATGGGCGGCTACAGTGGCTGGACCTGCTATTATTATGGGCTTAAAGAGATTAGCTATAGCTGCAGTGTTCTCTGCATCTATGTTTCCAGCAGGTGCTGCTATTATCTCTGCTGTTGGAACTATGGTTGCCGCTATTGCAGCAGCCTTTACTTTACCTGTATTACTAGCCGCATTAGGTATTGCCGCAGGTAGCTCAATTATTTACTATGCATTATTCGGTGATAAAGATGCAAAGGGTATTGAAGGTAGAGTTACTAGATTTGCATATTGGCTTGGGGATACTTTTAAAGCCATGACTATGAAATTAGGCGAGATTGCGGGTAGCATTTTTGATTCTATTATAAATGGAATAAAGAATGGTTTTGGTTATATCTTTGATCGAGCAAAAGATTTAAAGAATTTCTTATTCGATAAATCCTTTAAGCAACCTAAGGCAGAGATAAATCCACAACAGCGAAGAGCTAATGGTGGACGTATTAGTGGCCCAGGGACTGGTAGATC